CGAAATTGAAATTGCACTAAGATCACCATCAAAACTACAAATTAATAAATCAGAAGCCATAAAACAGATCAAAAGAACAGTTCAGGAAATCTTTCCTCAAAGAAAACTAAATTGGACCGAAAGAATGCAGGCCTTTCTGCCATCAACGTCTGGAACATATATAAATTCCAGGCTGGCAGGGGGAGCAGTCGGAGCGGTCATGAGGAACAAAGAACTTCTGAAAGACTTAAGAAGACCAGGAGGCTGGCTGCGTCTCATACCTCATGGTGCACAAATTTACAAAGAATATCTAGAGGAGAAGGTAGAACTGGATATACCAGAGACCTTAGAATCCTCATTCTCTGAAGGTGCACGTTGGAGCGAGTTAGATGATTTTAAAATAACTCAAGAACTCAAGGTTAAAAGAGAGACGGACCAACCAATGGACGAAATTGATGATATGTTTGGCTCAAAATATGAAATTGACCTGGATCCACTCACAAGAAGTTTTCAAAAATTTTGGTGGAGACTACACCGAGCAGCAAAAAATTCAGAGAATTATGCCCAAGCAATCGGTCTAATGGAGTCCCTCAAAGTGAGAATCATAACAAAGCTAGACCCCTACCGTCAAACAATACTCAAATGCTATTGGCGAGCTATCTTCAACAGATTACGCCGACATCCTGCCTTCACCCTTATCAATCGGCCAGTTAACGAACATTATATGCTCGAAAGACTAGGTTACCAATTGAGAGATGACGAAGAGTACATCTCCGGTGACTATGAAGCCGCAACAGATAACTTATACAGTTGGGCAAGCAAGGCATGTGCAGAAGAAATCGCAGAACGGTTAGGGTTACTTAGATTTGAAAAGGATCTTATTGTTCAAGGATTAATAGGCCATAAAATTAAATATTTCACCGAGGAATCAGAGGCTCTTTATAGCCAGGCTGAAATACTCGGAAAGATAATGAAGGGCCTTCATCAAGATAAAACAATGGAGGAGCGTGTCAAAGAGCTAAGTGACTTCAATGCGGCTTTAGAAAAAGTACGCAGAGTCATGGAAAAGGCTAAAGAAGACGCCCCAAACCGAATCCAACAAACAGGTCAACTGATGGGATCAATAGTGTCCTTCCCAATATTATGCATTGTTAACGCCGCAATGTGTCGCTGGGCCTGGGAAATGTCCGAGGGAAAAGAAATAACCCTAAAGGACTGCCCGCTAATGGTTAACGGAGACGATTGCGCGCTAAAAGGGAAGAAAAGTTTAAAGAAATTTTGGCGACTCACCACACAAATTGTGGGGCTCAAAGAATCAATCGGCAAAACATTTTTCTCAAACAAATTTGTAGATATAAATTCGACCAAATTCGAGAGGTTAGATAAAGATCATATCCTCGACTACTATAAAAGAAGTCAAAGGAAGGCAAAAGATGCCTTCAAACAAGAGGAGATCCTATTGATA